CACCGACAGGATGAGCGTATCCGGCGGCGCGGTGGAACAGATGGCAGCCCTGCGGCAGGCGCTGCGGGACGCATATAAAGCCCTTGCGACCCAGGAGAAAGGAGCGGCACAGGATGGGAGTCACGATTGAGCGCACAGGCTTCAACGGCATGACGATGCCGGAGATCATGACCGGCACGGCCTACATGGAGGAAGCCCTGGCGCACACCTACATCATCACGCCTCCGGAGGGCGTGACCTACACCGGGAAGGTGCTGGCCCATGTGCTCCGCGCCGATGACAAGGCCATCGCCGTGGACGGCACGATTGACGCCCAGGGCCGCGCCGTGGTGACGCTGATTGCGGACTGCTACCATGTGGCGGGCCGCCTGCAGGTGGCGATCTACCTGACCGCCTCCGATGACAGCGGCGTCCCCTCTGAGTGCATCTACGCTTGCGTCACAGCCATCTATCGCACGGTGGGCAGCGTGGAGCTGGACAGCGGGTCGGAGATCCCGACCCTGGCGCAGCTGGAGGCGGCCTATGATGCCTGCGTCACCGCGACAGCGGATGCGCGGGCGGCGGCGGACAACGCGGTGATCTACAGCGCGGCCCAGACCCTCGACGCCGCACAGCAGGCACAGGCGAGGGAGAACATCGGCGCGGCAAGCAAGACGGACGTGGATGTCATTGCGCGGGGGCACGGTGAGAACCTCATTGATCTCGCCGATCTCAGCGCGGCGGGGACTAATGTTGCGGCGACCGTGGAAACGGACGAGCAGGAAAACCGTTGGCTGTCGGTGGCGACCACCGCGAGTCAGGCATGGGCGAGTGTGGCCACACCTTCCGGGTGGGTCGCGAACAATCTCACCGTTGGGAGAACGTACAGACTCCATGCAAAGGTTGAAAAGGTCAGCGGAAGTCTGTACCTGATTGTTGGTTTTCGCGGCGTACAGGGCAATACGGGTGGATACGCCAGCGGTAGCAGTATCACGTTTGCGGACAATACTGTCGGCGGAGAGGGATTTGTAGACTTTGCACTTACCCAGTATGTGCAGACCATCAGCATCGTGCTGACCAATGGTACAAAAGCCAACGTGGCGATCAAGGTTACCGACCTGTGGTTGACTGACGTGACGGATGAGGCCGTCATCTACAGCGGACATCTGAGCCTCACCGAAGGCCAGCAGGAAACGGCGCGGCGGAACATCAACACACCGCTGACACCGGAGGCCAGCCTGATCGGGAGAATCGCCACACTCTACAACGACTATGCCTCGCAGAATTATCGGAAGGTCTCCGTGGCCGGGAACCATGTGTCGATCACGAAAACATCATCTTCCGGGTCTACGTTCCACGGCAAGTCAATTCTGGGAGCGCCGTATTCGACCGAGACGGAGACCAGTGCAATCAGCACCACGACGGCACGGGCCAATCGGTTCCGCGAAATGTACGCGGCTGGGGCTTATGCGCCGCTTGAGGGCGGCATCCCATTCTATAACAATAACGGGACACAGTACAAACTGCGGATGTCCTACTGGACCAATGGAGTCGGCAGTTTTGTCCAGCGGCACGGCCTCTATTTGGGAACATACAATCCGGACACAGACAGCGTTGCGGAATTCGGCTTTTACGACGTACAGTCGCAAACGGTGGACGGTTCAACCGTCTACATCCTGCCCGCACTCCGTGAGCTTTCGATCACCACAGATTTCCTCGAGGCGGTGAACGCGAACAAAAACCTGATGGCTCTGCTGATCGTCCGCTCCGGCGGCGACAGCGGCAATGTCTGTCATTTCGTCTGGGACATCGTTCCAGACAGGAGCCACTACGTCCAGACCGTCTCCGGCACGACCGTGATTATCACGGCTGTTGAAAATGTCCGCTATGAGTGCAGCACGGTCACCGAACTCAGTTTCACGCCGTCTTCCTCCGGCCTCTGCGAAGTGGTGTTCGGCTCCGGCTCCACCCCGACCGTGCTGACCCTGCCCGAGACCGTGCGGATGCCCGACTGGTGGACTGGGGTCGAGGCCAACAGGACGTATGACATTATGGTGCTTAACGGCACTCTGGGGATGGTGACGTCATGGGCAACCTGATGCAGAGATGGCAGGGCATGATCCTGTCGGCCCCGCACAAGGCCACGGCAAGCGGCAACAATCTCAGCCTTGCCATAGCCGCCCCGAAGATCGAGCGGCTGGTGGTCAACATACAGCCTGTGCAGAGCGGCTCCGGTACGCCTTCGCCGTCCAATGTGCGGCCGATCAGCGGACACAGCACGGTCAACGTGACCATCGGCGCGGACAGCCGCACAATGACATTGGGCGGCACTTACTACGGCGGGACGCTCGACCTGCTGACCGGGGTGCTGACGGTGACCTATGGCGCGATGACGGTAGGGAGTGCAACGGCAATCAACAGCAACACGGCGGGAGATTTCCTCTACATCAACATGGGCAACACAATGCCGTTTAAACACTCCACAACCGCGCCGCATCCGGTCAGCTACTGTGACAAACTGGAGGTCGTGACCACCCGGCCCCGGACACGCACAACGACCGGTTTGGGCGAGTATGACGGCGGCACATACTACTCGTATATCTACGTCTGGGACATCGCGAAAACGGTCACGACTGCGACCACAAAGGCCAAAGCCATCGCCGCGCTCCGCGAAATTGCTCCGACGTGGGTGTTTGAGATCCAGAATCCGCAAACCTACCAGCTTGACCCGCAGACCATCCGCGCCCTGACCGGGCGGCAGACCGTTTCCACCGATGCCGGAAGCATCGACATCACATACTACACCGTGCGACCGCCCTACGGGGCAGAAAGGGGACTAAACCATGACTTACTACTCTGAGCGCAAGTCCATCAAATCCAGCACCGCCCAGCCTACCGTCTACAAAACCGGCGACCGCGCCGCCATGGAGCGGCAGTTCCACCTGTTCTGTGCCTCTGCCGCGACCAACACGGACGGCAACGATGTGGACTCCATTGAATGGGGCACTGTCGAGCAGGGTGTGCTTGAACGCAAGGTCTGGATCACGCCCACCGAACCTGTGACCGAGGAGACTCCGGCGGAGGAGTCCTGACCATGTTGGCGCTGGCGATGGGGTTGATCGTCCTGTGCGGCGTTGCTGTCTGGCTCATCGCGGCGGGCGCGGCCCAGATTGAGCGGCGGCGCGAGAGATGGCTGTGGGATCACCCGCCTGAGGATGAGGTGTGCCGAGAGGACAGGGAGGATCAAGACAATGATGACGCTCAATCAGGTTGACGCCCTGCGGGCGCAGCTGCTGGCGGAGGGCACCCCCGGCCCGGAGATCCTCCGCCAGCTGGCCATGGCCTGCCTGGGCTGGCCCTATGTGTTCGGGGCGTGGGGCGAGGAATGCACCCCCGCCGGCCGCCGCCGCCGCGCCCGGGACGCGCATCCCACCATCGTCAGCAAATGCCAGGTGCTCAGCGGCAAGGCGACATCCTGTCACGGCTGCCAGTGGGGCGAGGGCGTCCGGATGTTCGACTGCCGGGGCTTCACGGCCTGGCTGCTGAAGCAGATCGGCATCACCATCAACGGCCAGGGCGCCACCTCTCAGTACAACACCGCGGCCAACTGGGCGCGCTCCGGCCCCATCGCGGAGATGCCGGACTGCGTGTGCTGTGTCTTCCGGCGCTCCGGCTCCACCATGGAGCACACCGGCCTGCACATCGGCGGCGGCACCGTGATCCACTGCTCCAGGGGCGTGGAGACCGGCTCCACCGCCCGCGGGTGGACGCACTACGCGATCCCGATCGGCCTCTACAGCGAGGCGGAGATCCCGGTGGAGACCGTGCGCCCCACCCTTCGCCGCGGATCCACCGGCGACCGGGTGCGGGAGCTGCAGGAGCGCCTCACCGCCCTGGGCTACAACCCCGGCACCCCGGACGGCATCTATGGCACCCGCACCGCCAACGCGGTGGTGGCCTTTCAGACGGACGCGGGGCTGTCTCCGGACGGCGTCTGCGGCCCGAAAACCTGGGCGGCCCTGGACGCCGGCGCCATCAAGCCCACCCCGGCCCCGGCGGAGACCTACCGGGTGACCATTGAGGGGGTTACCCTCGAACAGTATAAACAGATCCTCCAGATTTGCCCTCTGGCGGAGTGTTTTAAGGAGTGATTCAGAATGCCGGAGTGGATTTCCCGGTATTGGGTGGAATGGCTGTTCGGCCTCGTGATTGCGGGGCTTACCTGGGCGATCAGGAAGTTGAACAGCCGCATCAAAAAGGAGCAGGCGGAGAACCAGGCCCTGCGGGACGGGATCCGCGCGCTGTTGAAGGTCTCGATCGAAAACGAATGCCAGCGGTGCCAGCGGGAGAAATGGTGCGGGCCGGTTAAGCGCGCCACCATCACAGACATGTACGCCAGTTACAAAGCGTTGGGCGGCAACTCAGGCACCACCAGCATCGTACAGCAGACATTGGGGCTGCCGGCCGTGGAGCCGGAGAGAGGAGAAACCCATGATTGACTGGAAAGCCAAACTCACATCCCGGAAATTCTGGGCAGCCATCGCCCAGTTTGTGACCATGCTCATCCTGGCCTTTAAGGGCTCCCAGGAGACCGCCACCCAGGTCACCGCCCTGATCATGGCCGGGGCCGCTGTGGTGGCCTACATCATCGGCGAGGGGCTGATCGATGCGGCTGCGGCGAAACAGCCGGAGGGGTTCCTGCCGGAGATCGAGCAGGAGCAGGAGCAGGAGACCGAAGAATAACAATACACACGCGGAGGGGCTTCGGCCCCTCTTTTTTTTCGTGCTCAAAAAGTTTGTACAAATTCTTGATTTTCATGTTGACTTTGTACAAACTCTGTGTTATATTTACATCAGGGAGCAGGAGAGAGGCTCCCACCACCACGACCGAGATCAGGAGGATGAAACCATGACGAACATCAACATAGACACCTTGAACTCCATCACCAACGAACTGGACGCCCTGCGCGGGTTTGCGACTCGCGTCTATTATCAGAACGGTCTGCGGCCCTTTGAGGACACCGAGAAGATCGCCGCGGAGCTGGAGCGCCGCAACGCCAAGCTTGAGCCCATCAACGGCTACCCGCTGACTTTTGAGCAGCAGCTCGCCGTTGTCGAGGATATGATGGCCCACATCGACGACTGAGAGGAGGATCACCCATGAAAAAAATCATCAACGGCAAACTCTACGACACCACCACCGCCCGCGAGGTGGCCAGCTGCTACCACGGCGACGGCCCCCGCGATTTCCACTACTATTCGGAGGCGCTTTACCGCAAGCGCACAGGCGAATACTTCCTCGCCGGCGAGGGCGGCCCGATGAGCAAATATGCCAAGTCCGCCGGCCAGAACAGCTGGACAGGCGGCGAGGCCATCACCCCGCTCACTTACTCGGAGGCAACCGAGTGGGCTGAGCGCGAAATGGACGCGGATGACTACCAAGCGGAGTTCGGGCAGGTCTCCGAGGGCGAGCTTGCACACCTGCACATCTCCCTCCCCGCGGACGTGGCGGACAGGATCCGCAAGGCAGCCGCCGCGGAGGGGATCAGCGTCAGCGAGTGCATCGGGCGGAGATTCTGAGCCATTGCGGGGCGAGTGCCCCGCTTTTTTCGTGCGCGAAAAAGCCGGGGCATGCGCTCCGGCTCTTTTTGTCATCTGGTGATGACGATCCCAATCATGCCCCGAACGAAGATATAACGCGGTTCGGATTTGATGGGTAGTGGTGGGGTTACCCCAGACAAATCCGAACCACCACCGTCATCGTCAATCATTTCGTCAAGCTCTGAGATGTCGCCGATGGCGCTGGTTTCCTGGCCACCGCGGAGGTTGTAGAAAATCACAACCTTGTCATCGTAGAGGTAGACCGAATTGACGAATACGTCGATGATCCGCTGGCGGAAGGCCGGGTCTAGGAGATCTCCGCGGGTGTAGGAGCGGAGCCAGGCTTTCACCTGGTCGACGGTCAGGCGGATGCCGGAGGCTAGCTTCAGTTTGGCCAGGTCAATCTCCGCGTCCGCCTTTTCGGCTTCCAGGCGCTCCATGCGCTCACCGATGCGGGCACGGGCGGAGGCGGGCAGGGTGAGCAGGGAGTCCACCAGGGCTTCCAGGTCATTGTCCAGGCGGTGAATCCGCCTTTCCAGTTCGCGGACCTGGTCGCCGCCGAATTCCTTGTCATACTCCGCAACCACCCGCTCCGCAATCAGGCCGATGCGCTCAGGATCCAGGACATAGGCGACCGTTTGCTCGCAGACGTACCACTCGATAAACCCCTTCTTTTCGTTCTTCTTCCTGCAGCTATGCTCTTTCTTCCGTTTGGCGCAGGTGTAGTATTGATGGATCTCCCCGTTCCGGGACCGGCCGGATTCGCCGATCATCGGCGCGCCGCAGTGGCCGCAGAAGATCTTGCCCTGGAGCTGATACGGTTCCCGGGCTTTTTTCGCGGCGGGGGCATGGCGGTTTTTCGCCCGGCGGGCAGCTGCGCGGTCGAAGGTTTCTTTGTCAATGATTGCGTCGGCGACGCCTTCGATCACCTGGCCGCTGTAGGTGTATTCGCCGATATAGGTCCGGCATGAGAGCATTGTGTCGAAGCTGCTGACACGGAAGGACCGCCCGAGCCGGGTCTTGTAGCCACGGGCATTGAGGTCCGCGGCGATGGCGGAGGGCGATTCCCCGTCGGCATAGCGCCGGAAAATTTCCTGCGCCAGGGGCGCGGTCCGCTCATCGGCGGCCAGGCGGTGGCCGTCCACGCGATAGCCCAGGGGAACCGGGCCTCCGGCAAACTGCCCCTTGTTCACGCTTTCCCGGAGGCCGCGGCGCACGTTTTCGGCCAGGTTCGCGGAGTAGTATTCCGCCATGGATTCCAGGATGCCTTCCAGGATGATGCCCTCCGGGCCGTCGTTGATGTTCTCCATCACGCTGACCACCCGAACGCCAAACTTTTTCAGTTTGGCCTTGTAGATGGCGCTGTCGTAGCGGTTCCGGGCGAATCGGTCGAGCTTCCAGACGATCACGAGCTGAAACTGCCGCTTCTCCGCGTCCCTGATCATCCGCTGGAAGTCCGGCCGGGTGTCTTTCGTGCCGGTGAGGGCGCGGTCGATGTATTCGTGGAGGATGGTGTAGCCCATCCGCTCCGCGTAGGCGTGGCAGTCGTGAAGCTGGCCTTCGATGGACTGCTCTGTCTGGTTGTGGGAGGAATAGCGGGCATAGATCACGGCGTTGACGGTGGAGGGCTGTACGGCGCTCTTCGCGGGCATGGGATCACTCCCCCTGCGGCATCATGCCGGCCATCACGCTGTCATCAATCGTATCCGATGGGACATACGGCGTCATCTTGTGGAACCGCACATATTGGAGCCGTTCGGTGTGGAGGTACAGATCTCCATTGATCATCACGGCGGGTTTCAGATTTACATTGACAGGACCGGCTGTCTGCAGGATGTCATAGACGCCGTCGCTCCGCTTCTGCCACTGACCGGCCTTGAACGGCCGCACGCTGTCCTGTACCAGGCCATACGACTTGTAGTTCATGACGAACATCGAAACATAGCCGTTCACGTCAAAGGTATAGATTTGAATTTGCCGGACAGGGGTATCGGTCCACGGGTCGTTCGCGGCCTCCGGGTGCTCATAAACCGCATACCAGACTCCAACAATAGGATCAACCTCCGGGGATTCCTCAGCGGTCGCCGCTGCCGGCATGGCGGACAGCAGCAGGACCACGGCCAGGATCACGGACAGGGCGCGGTGCATCATTTCTTGAATTCCTCCTTCTTGTGGTTCGAGAGCGTCTCCATGGCAATGGTCTGGGCCTCTGTGGTGGCCTCCCGGTAGGCCTGGACAAGCATGCGCTCTTCCGTGGTGATGGTCTCCGGGGCGGGCAGGCCGTCGAAGGACACGATCATGGACTTGTAATAGGTATCCCGCTCCACATCGAGGCCCATCAACCAGGGAATGTTGACATTGAAGTACCTGGCAACGGATTCGATGGTGGGCTTCTTCGGCGACCGGGTGCCGGACCGCCATGCGCTGATGGTCTGCTTTGAGACGTTCAGCCCTTTGGCGATGTCGCTGTCTGTGCCGTTGTATTCGTCCAGCAGGATGGACAGCCGTGCCTGGAAAGTATCCATAATATGGAGTCACCTCCTCGACGCCATCATAGCACAGAAAATCAACAAAGTAAACAGAATATCAAAATTTCGTCCACAAAGCGGTTGACAAGTGCCCCGCCCTGTGATAAGATGACCATAGTCCACATTGTGGACATTGAAAGAAGGAGGACACCGAAATGACGATCAAGCACTACAGCCTGGAAGAGACCGAGCACACCTTCAACAGCATCGCGGACATGGGATGCTTCACCATGACCCGCCTGGAAGTCAGCAACCTGCGTGACCGCTTCATGTCCGCGTGCAAGTCCCGCTGCTACGGCGAAACCGAAAACGCCACCAGGAAGATCGGACAGGTGCGGGCCATTGTGGACTACCTGTTCGAGACCAGGAAGATCGACCACCACACCATGGGCCAGCTGTTCGAGCTGACCTCCAAGATCATGGGCATCAACACGATGGTGGACTAAGAAAGGAGCGTGACCCCCGTGACGATCAAGGAACTGAAGAAGGGCGAATACTTCACCCTGCGGCCTATCGAGGCCCCGAAAGAAAACCAGGTGTGGGTGCGCGGCGACTACGACCGCAGCGCCAGGGCCTATGAGATCTTCTGCTTCGCCGATATCTGCCGGACGCGCATGCTCCCCGGCAGCGCGAAGGTCTTCACGGACTTCATGTTCTGATGGAGGTGCCGGAGATGGATGAACGCACGGCCCTGATGATCCGGGAATATCTCCCCCACGACCCGGACCCGTCCCTGGAATTCGGGGAATACTACTATCTGCAGTCCACGGCCTCCGGGGAGCGCATCATCCGGGTGTATGCCCTGGACATTCTCCCCCACCAGGACGGCACCGAATACGGCATCTACCAGCGGCGCGGATGCACCATGGTCCGGATTGACTTCGGCTGGAATGATCCCAACCGCGGTGTGCATAAATCCCAGCTCTACGATAATCGGACAGACTGCAAGGATCAGACGCATTCATGGGTGGAAGGCTGGGAGGATTTACGAAACATTCAGCGAAAGGAGGTGACAAGATGACCATGCGAGAGAACCCGCTGCGCGGCGCGGTGGCCGCGAAATTCGGCACCTGTGAGGCGTTCAGCCAGGCGCTGAACTGGAGCGGCCGGAAGACCCGCGACATTGTCAGCGGCCGCCAGACCCCCACGGCCCGCGACATCCAGCAGATGGCGGAGGCCCTGGGCCTGATGGATGACCCCGCCGCATTCATGTCCATTTTTTTTGACACTGCTGTCCACAATGTAGACTGACAGAGGAGAGAGGAACCCCATGCGCATGTACGTTTTGATCCAGAAGGTCGCCGGCATGATCCCCGAGGCGCTGCCGGCCCTCTACGCCAGCCCCCGCGCGGCCCTGGGCGCCGCCGTGGTGGAACTCGACCGGCTCATGCGGGAACGCGGATTCGAGGGCCGCTACACCCTGTACCCGCCCTACCGCGCCGGCGACACCGTCAACCTGACCGCCCAGAGCGACAAGGCCAACGGCTATCCCCAGGAGGTCTGCATCGATCTCTACATTCAGCCGTTCACAGTCGATGAGGATCTCGAACAGGACTTTAAGGAGGTGGGCACATGATGCTGAGTCTGAACACGGCTATTTTTGCGGGGGCAGCCCTGCTGATCCTGATCATTGGCGGCATCGCGGAACGGCACATCGAGGACGAAAGCTGGGGACGCAAGAAGCGCTTCCGCCAGGAGGTCCAGGCCTGCTACCAGCGCCAGATCATCCGGCACCGGACGCCCTACGCGGAGATCGGCTGGTCTCCCCGGAGGTGGTGACATGGACGCCACGCGCGAACTCTACACCTGCCACGAAATCGCCGACGGCCTGGGCGTCAACCCGGTGACCGTGTACGACTGGCGCAAGTCCCTGGTGGGCGCCGGGAAGCTGCCGCTGAAGGTCCGCTACACCTACAAGGAAGTGTTGTGGTTCCTGCGGGAACAGCGGTCGAAGAAGTTTACCGGCCGGGTGCCCACGCCAAAGAAGGGCGAGCTGCTCAAGCGGCAGCTGCAGACAGACGGCTACATCCGCTGAAGGGAGGCGGGATCATGTGCACCTACATCCAGGTGGGCGTCACGGCCCTGCGGGATCCGATCACCGGCGAGGTCATGCGCTCCGTGCCGATGTACGCCCGCGCCGATGACCTGGGCGCCGCGTCGGAGGCGGAGGCCATGCTGCCCATGCTCAAGGGCGCCGGAGAGCTGTTCGCCGCCCCGATGGCGGAATACATCGAGGGATGCAAGGCAAAGGGCATCCCCATCTGACCAAGACAAGGAGGAGAGAAAACCATGGCAACATTCCGTGAAATCGACGAGGCCATCCTGGCCCTGGTCGACGAAGAGACCGGCGAGCTGCTGGACGCGGAGGCGTTCGAGGCGCTGCAGATGGAGCGCGCGCAGAAGGCCGAAAATATGGCCCTGTGGGCGCTCGACCTGAAAGACGAACAGGAATCCATCCGGGGCGAGATCAAGCGCCTGCAGGCCCGTCTGGCCGCCGCAGAACGCAAGGAGAAGAGTCTGCGGGATTACCTGGGTATTGTCCTGGGCGGGGAGAAGCTGAAAACGGCCAGGATCACGGTCAGCTACCGCAAGGCCGCCGCGGTGGAGATCACCGACGAGGATGAAGTCCGCAAGTGGGCCATGATCTCCCCGCAGGGCGAGGACATCCTCAAGTACAAGGAGCCGGAGATCTCCAAGACGGAGCTGAAGCGGCTGATTTCCGAGGGCCACACGGTGCCCGGCGCGGCGGTGGTCGAGCGGGTCAGCGTGCAGATCAAGTGAAAGGAGACAGAAATGATGGAAGAGATTGGCTATGTCGCGCTCAGCACGACGGACTATGCCCGGCTGATTGACCTCAGGACGCGCATGCAGATCCTGATCGACGAGACGGAGAAGATGAACGCGAATAGCGGATACTACGTCTATGACGCGCGGTTGATCCAGATGGTAACCGGCGTGAAGCACGGGAAGGAGGAAGAGTAATGGCCGTCATTGTCATGATCATGGGCCAGAGCGGGACCGGGAAGAGCGCAAGCCTGCGCAACTTCCAGCCCGGCCAGGTCTCCGTGATCAACGTCTCCGGCAAACCTATGCCATTTCGGAACAAGATCGCCACGATCTCCACGAACCAATACGCCCAGGTCTGGCAGCTGCTGAAGCAGGCCAAAGCGCCGTCCATCGTGATCGATGACGCGACCTACCTCATGACCGACGAATTCATGCGCACGGCGAAAACCCAGGGCTATCAGAAGTTCACCGACATGGCGAAAAACTTCTACGATACCGTCGAAATCGCCCGGAGCCTGCCGGATGACCGCATTGTGTACTTCATCGGCCACACGGCCACGGCGGATGACGGGCGCGAACACTTCAAGACCATCGGCAAGCTGCTCGACGAAAAGGTGACCCTGGAAGGCAAGTTTGCCATCGTGCTCAAGAGCGTGGTGACCGACGGCGTCTATCAGTTCCAGACCCAGAACAACGGTTCCGACACCGTCAAGAGTCCGATCGGCATGTTCGACAGCATCCTGATTCCCAACGACCTGCAGATGGTCGACAAGGCCATCCGTGACTATTACGACATGACAGAAAAGGAGATCACAGCATGATTAACCACAGCAGCAAAATCCAGCTCACCCGTCCCACCAACCGCCTCGACCCCGTCCCCGCCGGAGCCTATGTCGCCGGAATCATCGGCGCGAAGGTGGAGGCCGCCGGCAGCGGCCAGCGCCTGATCCTCCAGGTGGAGATCATCGAGGGCGAGCTGACCGGGTACTACAAGAAGCTCTACGACAGCCAGAGCGGCGGCCAGTATGCCGCCCGGTACAAGGGCACCTACTCCATCCCGATCCCGGAAGATGATTCGCCTGAGAACAACTGGAAGGCGCGCAAGATCAGCGAACTGAAGTATGCCCTGGAAGACTCCAACCCCGGCTATACCTGGGACTGGGACGAAACCAAGCTCAAGGGCAAGACCGTGGGCATCAACGTGCGCGAGCGCGACTGGATCATGGAGGACGGCGAGGGCGGCTACCGGACCGGCACCACCACGGAGATCGGCGCCCTGGTGGACGCGAACAAGGTGCGCGATGGCAAGATCCGGCCGATGAAGAAGCGCGAGCTGAGCGAAGCCGACCGCGAGAAGCTGGAAGGCCAGGCAGCGGAGCCGGTGAGCGAGCCGCAGCCCATCGTGGTGGACACGGAACTGCCGTTCTGAGGTGGCCTATGGTTTTCCTCGAGGACACCCGGCAGCAGCCGGGGCAGCATAAGAACGTGGAAAGCTATTTCAAAAAGGCGGGCATCCCGCTGGAGCGCTCCAAGCTGTATGTGGGGGACTATCAGATCGCCAATGACGGCCGGCGCGCCGTGGACACCAAATCCGGCGTGCTGGAGCTAATTGCAGATCTTCACGAACAGCACGAACGATTCTCCGCGGAATGCACGCGGGCACAGGCGGCCGGGATCCAGCTGCTGATCCTCATTGAGGAAAAGCTGCCTCCCGGCGGCCTGGCCGCCTGGGAGAGCCCGAAGGACAGCCGCGGCCGGAAGCTGACACAGAGCGACCCCGAGACGCTCCGGAAGGCCATGCTGACCATGACGGCCAAGTACGGCGTCCGCTTCCGTTTCTGCGATTCCCGGTCCACCGGCAGGATCATCGTCGAGTATCTGACAGAGGGGGTGATCCCGTGACGATCCGGGACGCGGCCGACATCATCAAGGAGACGGTCAGCACGGAGCAGGTGGCGGCGCTGTACGGCATCAAGCCCAACCGGAGCGGGTTCGCGGTCTGCCCCTTCCACCGGGACAGGGACGCCAGCCTGAAGATCTACCCCGGGACGCGCGGATGGACATGCTTCGGCTGTCACCGCGGAGGCACCGTGATTGATTTCGAGATGCAAGCCACCGGCAGCGGATTCGTCCAATCGGTCCGGAGCCTCAATGACAAGCTGGGCCTCCACCTGCTTGACCCCGCGCCCATCAGCCTGGGCGACTACGCAAGGCAGCAGGCCATGACGGCCAGGGTGGACCGGGTGGAGCGGATGATCTCCGACGCCTGGCAGCTCATCGCGGACGAATACGACCGGGAGATCCTTGCCAGTTGGCCGCGCTATGCGAAATTATCGACAAAGTCGAAGCAGGACATGACCGGTGTGGAATGGGACGAAAGGCTCAACCTCAAGGCCGGCCTGGAAGACCTGGAAGACCACAAGCGGGAAGCGGAAAGGAGGGCGAAGGAAAAGTGGAGACTCAGGGAGCCGCCGAGTCTGGCGGCAATGTGATTCAGCCCTCCGCCCCCAGCTACAAGCCAACCATCAATTCCTTCCTCAGCCTGCTTGAGGTCAACTTCGCGGAAAGCATCCGCTTCAACGAGCTGGCCAACCGGCCGGAGTACCTGCAGCGCGGCGAATGGCAGCCGTGGACGGACACGCTGGACGCCACCCTCCGCGAATACTTTTCCAGCCAATACGGCCTGACCGGCAAGGCGAACCTGCTGGACGCCTTCCTGATCTTCCTCGACCGGCACCGAGCAAACCCGCTGACCGATGAGATCAAGGGCCTCGAGTGGGACGGGCAGACGAGGATCCGCAGCTTCCTGACCGAGATCATGGGCGCGGAGCGCACGGACTACACCGAGGAGGTGAGCCGGCTGATCTTCGCCGGCGGGATCCACCGCGCCTTCCGGCCCGGGTGCAAGTTCGATGACGTGCCCGTGCTGATCGGCAGCCAGGGCGGCGGCAAGTCCACCGTGGTCCGGTGGCTGGCCATCCGGGACGAGTGGTTCCGCGAACTGAAGGTCATGACGGGCAAGGAGAGCATCGAGGCCCTGGCGGGCGGGTGGATTTGCGAGATCGCGGAGCTGCTGGCCATGACCAGGGCGAAAGAGGTGGAGGCTGTCAAGGCGTACATCACCACCCAGACCGACACCTACCGGATGCCCTATGCGCGGAACGTGAGCGAGATCAAGCGCCGGGTGAGCTTCATCGGAACCACGAACAATGAGCAGTTCCTGACCGACAACACCGGCAACCGGCGGTTCTACCCCGTCAAGGTCACCATGAACGGCTACACCCTGGCCGATCGGGAAGCAGAAGCGCGGGCATACATCCGGCAGTGCTGGGCGGAGGCCTATCAACTGTTCCGGCAGAACAAGCTGAAGCCCTACGCCAACGCAAGCCTGATCGGCGTGATCCGACAGGCGCAGGAACAGGCGTCCGAGGATGACTGGCGCGTGGGCGCGATTCAGGAATACTGCGAGCGGAAAAAGGTCGGGGATTTCGTCTATGTGCTCGAATTATGGTTCGACGCCCTGAGGATGGACAAGGACACCCGGCCGACCAGAAAGGAGTCGATGGAGATCAACCAGATCATGCAGCGGCTGCCGGAATGGGCCGGCACCCACCGCAACGTGCCGGAGTTTGGATGTCAGCGCGGGTACGTCAAAAAGGCCATCGTCGTGCATGACGCCGACGTCCCCTTCTGATGTACTGTACAAAGTCAGTAGTATATCTTAAAAAAGAAATCATCAATTCAATGTTATGCGGATTTTGCCGAAACTTTGTACATTTTGTACACGAGCCTTGAAAATCAACGGTTTCCGCGTGTACAAACCGTGTACAAAGTGTACAAAGTCAGGCAGAAATGGGGTGAAAACGATGATTGATCCTGTACATCGTGCCATGCTGACGGACTTCTACCGCCTGTTTGAGCGGTTCGAGACCCTGGTTGACGTGAACGATACGGAGCGCTGGGACGCCATCGGCAATGACTGCCGGGAGCTGGACGCGAAATACCAAGACCCGGTCTTCCGGCACACCCTGATGGGCTACCTGGGCGGCATGGAAGAGCGGGCAAGGCAGGAGAGGCGGAAGAAGGAGGCAAGCGCATGACAGAGCAGCTCCGCATGACCGACATTGTGCCGGGCATGATCCCGCCGCCGGAGGTCTGGGACTGCATGGAGACCTGCGCGCATGCCTATGAGTATGTCGGACATTTCCCAGGCTCCACCCGGCCGCGGTGCGAATACGGCATCATGCAGGTCGGCGTCAGCGGCGAGGACATGTACCAGAAAACGATCAACAACATCGTGCATGTGTACTGCCGCTTTTACGAGGAGGCGAGGGCATGACCTGTAGTCCCTGCAAAGGCTGCCCTGACCGCCACCCGGCCTGCCATGACACCTGTGACCGCTACGGCGCATGGAAGGCCAGGAAGGAAGCCGGGCGGATGAAGATGCAGGCAGACAGAGACGCGACGGCCGCCCTGATCGAGGGCAACGTCCAGCGCCGGGAAGCCTACCGTGCGCATGCGCGGAACCGGCTGAAGTCGCTGAAATAACAACACCACCGGATTAAGCACCGACAGAGAGCGGGCATCCGGGAGACATAACGGAGGTACATCATGATTGACTGGGAGCAGATCAAAAGAGACCTGTACGCGATGAGGGATTATTTTACGACCTGTGCCGGGAACGCCCAACCAGGGAGCGAGGCACGGCAGAAGTTCGCTGGGTATGTGCAGACGCTG